TGGTCGCGCTCCCCGTCCCCCCCGCGGCCGGGCGCCAATCCGATTCCCCGCCAGGTCCAATGCGGGTCCAGACGTGTCCGTTCTGTGCTGTTGCTCCAAATTCGGTAGGCCCCGCAAGCTTCACCCGCCCGCCTCCTAGGCTCAGTTCCTCCGAGGAATAAATGACATTACTTGCTGCAGAAGATTGAAATGCCTTGAGTCCAAAGAATTGGACTACTCCGTTTGAGTAGAGAGTGCCTGGGCTATTGAAAATCAGTCGATTGCTTCCAAGGCTGAATGTGCGATCGGTTGTGATTGCCCCATCATTTTTATAAATACTCGTGTCGACTGTTTCTGTTTGTGCAGGAAGTGGTCTCCAATCGGATTCACCCCCGGTTCCTATCCGGGTCCAGACATGACCGTTGGTTGATGTACCAGCGAATTCGGCGGGACCTGAAAGCTTTACCCTGCCGCCTCCCAGGTTCAATTCCTCCGAGGAATAGATGAGATTCGTTGCTGCAGATGACAGCAATGACTTGAGTCCGAAAAATTGGACTACTCCATTCGAGTAGAGAGTGCCCGGACTATTGAAAATCAGTCGATTGCTTCCCAATCCGACCGTCCGTTCACCTGTAATCGTCCCATCGTTTTTGTAAATGCTGGTATCTGTTGTCTGAGCGGGAAGCGAACGCCAATCACCTTCACCCCCGGTTCCTATTCGGGTCCAGACATGACCGTTGGTTGCAGTTCCACCAAATTCTGCAGGACCCGAAAGCTTCAAACGCTGACCGGCCCCCAGAGATAATTCTTCAGAAGAATAAAGGAGGTTCGTTGCCGCGCCGATCTCGGTTCTTTTGAATCCAAAAATCGTGAATACTCCGTTGGAATACACCGGGCCATTGGCCAGGAAACTCAATGTATTGGTTCCGAATTGGATTGTGCGCGGACTCGTCAGAACGCCATCAATCGAATAGATATTGCTCGATCCTCCCAGCCACAATCCATCCAGTGTAAAAAGCGGTTTGTTGGCGAGCAGCCCAGTATCCACCCCATAGAATTTTCGGTCGGATGCATCATAAACAATGGCTCCTTCCTGGGTCCAAAATGGATTCATGGCCAGCCTGTCAGCCGCGTTCAATCGCGATTGCAGGCCACCAGCCACGTCTATTGACCACAGGATGGGCATTTCATTCCCATAGGCTGATGGGGCCATGGTCTGCGAATACCTGATCAGGTTGGGCGGGGTCAGCCCATTGGTCGGCCTGGGCTTTGCGTAGGGGTAGGAAGACGGGGTGACTTGCCCTGTGGCTGTATTTGCCAGAAGACAAAAGACACAGAGAACAAGCCACCCCGCCGAATAACGAAAAAAGGGTCTCATTTAAGTCACAATCACACTGATTGCTGTATTGCCAGCTGTTGTGAAATCGCCTGAAGACCTGCTTATGGTCCTGTAGACCCGATACATGCTGCCATCTATCACGAGGTCATCCTGGACCAGTTCCATGGGCAGCACTGCCCCGGCAGACCGGAAGACTGGGGTGCCATCCACAAACCATTCAGGAGTGGCAATGATCCTGAATTCATTCTGGCCACTTTCAGGGGCTGAAATCTCATACGAGCCATCGAATTCACCTCGCAGCACTGGATTCACCTGGGGCAGTGACTGTTTCAGGGCTTTGATCTGGTTGGGTGTGTACGCAGGGAAGGAATTAATCCCTGCATTGCCCAGGTAGATGGCGAATAGAGCCTGACCTTCAGTGATTAATTCAACGGGGTTGGATGTGGTAACCCCAGCAGTGTTGGTAGCCACGCAGTCATAAGTGCCGGCGTCATTGGAATCCACGTTGGTAATAGTCAGTGTGGTGCCAGTTTCGCCGGCCAGGGCAATGCCATCCTTTCGCCATTGCAGGGTGATTGGCTGAAAGCCACTGACAGCCACGGTAAAGACAGCAGTGCCGCCCGCTGGCAGTTCCAGTCCCTGCGGCTGCACGTCAAAAACTGGTGGCCCACCCACCATGGTGGTTTTGAACACTGGCCTGACCACGGTCCATGGACTTCCCACCTGCACCCCCTGACAGCTTGTGCCATAAGAAGTGACAGGCACTTGAGTTGCCCCAGGTGTGGTGCTGTAAATTGTATCAATCGCCATGGGAATTATGCTGCACAGGGTTGAATGGCGGCCGGGGCCATGGCTGTGCCTGCCCACAGGTTCACTTTGTAAAGGGCACTTGTGACCACCTGGTTACTGGCCAGCCTGACAGCAAACTGTGAGTAATATTCCCTGAAGGGATAACCACAGGTCCATGCAGACAATTCTGCCAGGTCATCACCAGTGAAGATTGCGTGCAGCTTACCCGTTTCTGGCTTCAGGTTCAGGATGCCGCCATTTTCAGTGGTAGCAGTCAGCACAGCAGCTTCAACAGGGTCATTGAGGTTGTTCTTCAACACACAAGTGGCGGTGGCCCCGGTGAAATCCAGTGGCTGCCCCTGTTCACTGACCCTGGCTTCAAATTCCAACTGCAATTCAGCCCCCTGCCACGCATCAAACCACGGCTGGCAAACCGCAGCAGCCCCACCGCATCCACAAGCCCCGCTCATGTCAGATCCTCCGCGCCACCATCAGTGACAATCTCTGGGTCTTGCTGTTCCTCTTCAGATACCTGGTCAGCTTCAATAGGGGCACCGCCCAGGGCTTGCCTTGGTTCATACATCACTTCAACTGGCACGCCTTCTTCCTTTGCAATCAGCATGGCCAGCTTGTAATCCCTGGCCCTGACCCGCAGGTGGGCTTCAACGTCACCACCGTTATCAGCCACAATCTGAGTGAGGGTCACAGTGCCCACTGCCAGGTCTGCACGCTGATCTGCCCGATCCCTGCCAACATCAACACTGAATTTGGGCGGTGTAGTGAAGCCCCAGTTGAACCAGTCAACTGTCTCAGGCAATTCGCCTGCATCGGTCATGTTGGCTATGCCATACAGCAAGGCATTGGTGAACGCCGCGCGCAGCACTGCCTGCCTGCTGTTAACTGAACGCTGGGCTTGGTTGACCACCGCGCGGACAGCCGCACCCCCTACGCTTGACATGTCCCGCGCAACCTCAAAGGGCCAATCCATCCCAGCAAATGCTCCACGCAGGATGTGATCTAAAAAGCCATTGAAGGTGCTGCTGGGCCTGTCGCTTTTGTGGCTTTGAATCTCCCCGGTCGTCTGTACGTACCGAATCTGGCCACTCTCCAGCATTTCAATGTGTGGCTTGCACGCTTGGCTGCCTGGTGCTTCACACCATGCTGCTGCCCGCCTTGCTATTTCACTAGGGGTAGTGTCATGGATGCCTGTGTCGTTCTTCTGAACGATCGAGATGCTGCTGTTTGCCAGCACTCCAATCTTTTCGGCGTCACAGATCGCCCCTATGTCATACCAGTCGAAGGTGCCATAGCAGATTGAAGGAACCCCTCTTCCCTGGGTGAACCACCGCGGGTCAAAGATGTGAATGACTGCCCAGGCAGGAAGCCAATTGTAGACTGGTGTTGACCCCCACACCCAATTGTCAGGAACCAGGTTGTACGCTATGGGCCTGTCAAAACGGTCATAGGCCACGCCATTCTTCATGGTGGCACCCTTGTAGGGACCATCTGGAACCAGGGACACTCCAGTAGGGCTCGTGATCCTGTGCGCTTCAAAGAACTGGAACGCCGGCCGGCCAGTGTCAGGGTCAACTGTCAGGACACAAAAACAGTCACCATCCCTGTCCAGTGCCAGACTTGAAAGCCATGCAACTCTGTTCCCAGTGTATGGCAACCCCCGCAGCTCGCATTGCCTGAACCACAGCCATACGTAGGGTTCAGCCACCTTGCGATAGGCTGAATCCTGGCCCAGATACTGAGGCACCCATGCATCCCCTATGGTGTAGTCCGCTTTTTTGTGGCAAGCACCAGCGACCACGCCATTGCCGCAGGTGTAAATGTGCCGTGCATCACTCAGCAATTCCCTGTGGTGATTGGCAGGAAGCATCCTGCACGCATCAGCCAACAACTGCGGGCGCCACTTCCTTTGTGGTGACGCAGGGGTGGTGTTAAACAGATAACCACCAGCACCCCACCAGGAGGGCTGCACGCCTTTTGCCCCCCCGTTCACTGCTACAGGAGGAAAGGGGTCACCATGCAGGTCAACCAAAACAGACGCTGAAGCCACACCCTAAAGGTGTTGGGGTAAACCATAGGCCCCCTACAACCCCGGCAACGGAGCCATAGGGGGCCACCATTTGCCTTTTGCCCACCCAGGTCTGGTTAGGATTGACATGCATGGTGGGACAGGGTCAGCAACCCCCTTTAAAAACGAATACAGCTTTGCTGCTCGGGCCTGGGAATCGGGGGTCACACCATTGCAGAGCTTTTTGTAGCTCGATTTTGCGCAGCTTCAGGTTGGTGAATGAATTGCCACCAGAACCACCACCAGGATCGCTGAAGGTAAAGCTTTTGCCGTTCAGACTCGCTCCCGTTAGTTGCCCCACGCCCACGGCCGGCTGGTTGGCCAGGGCTTCATCAACCTTCGCTAGTTCATCCCTGACAGCCTGGCAGGACCACCCCGCATAGGCATTCCCAGAGTCCGTTGGAACAAATCCGCATGCCATCACACCTAATTGGTGCTGAGGTAAACCGTAGAGGGCCTATGACCCAACGGCGGCGGGGTCTGACGAGGACCTGTCACCTTCAGCAGCCCCGATTGCACCCTCTCCCCCAATGATGGAATACATATATGCAACCACCACCTGGATGCATTCGCAGTCAAATGCATGGTTGTCTGCTACCTGGTACCACTCCCAGTAGCTGTGGCCCTTCGAGCTCTTCTTTTTCCGCAGCCGTTCAGCGTAGGCTTGCTTCAGGTATTCCTGCGGGGTATCGGCTGCCACTGTCCATCTGGCCAACCCATCTTCACCCTTTTGTGTGCGCAGGTTGTGCAGCAGAAATTTTGAACCGCGGCTGCTGTAGTTGAACAACAGCACCCGTTTCTTCCTGCCAAAAAGCTGGGTACCCTGCCAGGCATCAATCTTCCGTTCTGGGCTATATAATTTGACGGAACCATCACCATGCTTGAAGCCCATTTCAGAAACACCATTGACTGCTACATAACCAAACTCTGCGCAGGTGCGCATGGTCCTGCCCCACAGTGCACCCTTACTGTCCGGATCTTTCGGGTCATAGGCTGAATCCATAAACACCAAGGCTGGGTCAACCCCCATCTGTTTCACGAAGTCTGCCACTTCAGGTTCGGACCAGCACCGTGCAAAGCCACGCAGCCTGCTCCTGCCATGCTTGCCCCAGGATCTGCATACACACCAGTAGTCGTTTTGTTGAACATCCACTGAAACAAACCTGCACTTGAAGCCCCAATAAGGGTGGGTCAACTCACCATCCCAGTCTTGCTTCAAGTTGTAGTCACCAATGGGATATTCCACCTTGGTGGTGAAGTGCATCAAGGGTGACCATGCCTTGCACAACTTCTTACGCGTGAATTCTTCCAGCAGGTTCAGCTCACCCAGTCTTTTGGCGTTGGATGCATCAAGCCATTCAGTCACCAGATGCCGCCAATCACGAAAGCAGAATGCATTGGCTGTCCATCCTTCCACCAGGGGATCAGGTTCATGGTTCCTGACTTCATACCCAGCCCCCCGTGCTGGATCATTCAAGACTTGCAACGTGGCTTGGGAATAGCGAATGACCCCCTTGCAGGCTGGGCACACCCATCTGACTGTCCTGGCTGCCAGTTCTGAATTCCAGAACCCTTCACTGTTGCACGTCCTGTCGTTCTTATCCCATTTGATGCCTTCTTCACTGGTGGCGTCACCAAACACCAATTCGACACGCTTGTTGCAAAGCGTGCAGGCCACCAACCAGGTCTTCTGCGGGCTGCGATTGAACAGCAGGTCAGTTTCGCCCCCTTCATCTGGACCAGTTTCTGCGATCAGGATTCTCCTGGTGTGTTCAAAGCTGTCTGATCTGGCAATGATCTCGGCCAATGCCCCGTGGGGATATTGCCACGCTTCATCCAAATAAAGATCTTTCCCTGAACGCTGGTTCCTGTGGGCTTTGACTTCTGCACTGAGCAGTGAAACAGGAGCTTTGAACTTAAACAGTGCCTTGGTGCCACGCGCGTGGGGGTCATGTGGAAGACGGGATAGAATGCACTGACATGACTGAAGCAATGGTGTGAACTTTTCATCGGAGAAGTCAGCCGCATCCTTCCCAGTCACACAGTACCACAAAGAACGCTGTGGCCCCAATGCAATGGTCCTGGCCAGACGCAATTGCATAAACAGGCTTTTAAACGTCTGCGGTGGGAATCGCAGAATGAAGGTGCAGCCCTGCCTGCGATCCACTGTGTTGGCGATGTCGGGCAGCTGCGGGAACTTGACAGGTGAAAACCTCTGGTCATCCAGCATTACCATTCTGCTGGCCCATTCGAGTGTTGATATTAACCCCAGTGGCTTCATTGAAGATTTCATCACCGTTGCCCACTGCATCACCAAAAGCCTGCCTGTAGGCATCCACAACCCACGCAGGCAACCCTGAATCGGAAGCAAAATCCATGGCAGCAATGAAGGGCTGCAGGAATAGCCCCTTGACCATGGCCGGCTGCAGCACTTCAGCCACCTGTTCAACCCTGCTTTTATCCAACAGCAACTCACCCAGACGATCACTCAGGGCAATGATTGCGCTCGAAGTGTGGAGGCCCATGGCTGCCACCATGCGTTCAAACTCATTCCGGGTGATGTTCTTAGCCTGGTCTTCACCCAGCCGACGCAGCTCCTTGCGGATTCCCACCACGGTCTTATAGACCTTCATCCTGGCTTCCAGCATCGCATCGGCTCTGCCCAGGTCACCCTCCGCTTCAGCCTGGTCCTGTGCCCTTTTGAATCGAGCAGCCTCCCGCTCGAGGTCTGCCACCATGTCGATGCTGGTCTTGGCCAGGGCAGCTTCCATCCTGGCTTCATCTTCAGCAGTCTGGGGCTTTACCCCTGCCAGAATTTGATTGGCCCTTTCAATCAGCCGCTTGGTGATGCCTTTCCCTTTGGCCAAGTCAACAGCAAGTGCTTTTTCATTGTTGATAGGCCGACCGGCCATCTGCCACCTGCGAACAGTGGAAATACTCACACCATACTGCTTCGCACGCACAGCCAGGGTCTGATATCCCATGGCCTTTTTGCCCTTCATTGCATATAAACACCTATCGTGGTATAGGTTTTACGATTCGGCAAAAAACACCCGTTTTGGCATGGGGGGCGAACCCGTTGCCTTGCAGGCTGCACGAAATAGATTCCTTGTGAGGGGGGCCACCATGGCGCATACCATAGGCACCATAGAGGCCTATACAACAACATATGCAACCTGCAAGCGATGCCATGTTGTCTCATATCAGGGTCATTCTGGCCACACCCTTGTGCATGCCACAACTGGGCAGCTTCAAGGCTGCACGCAGACCTCGTGCAAGCTTGCTTATCATCATCCTGGTTGACCCATGATAGGCAGCCAGGCGCCTGAGTGATTGGGCTTGGCGTGCGTACGGAGCAAACTCACGAATGAATACCCCTGCCCTGAGTGGTACGTCATCACCATCTGCACTGCCCCCCAGCCATAGAGCAGAGTATTCCAGCACTGGGTTGGATGGCCCCACACCCTGAGTTGCTGCCCATCCCATCACTACCTTCACATGGTCAGGTGTGAACTGAATGTTTGGGGCAATGCGTGCAGCCATGGTGTTCAGTTCATCCAGGGCCACACTGCCTGGGTCATCCACAGCATCATAATCAAACTCAATAGCTACTTCCCTGTGCAGTCCCATGAGTGTTAGAAGAACTTGCTTTTCTCAGTGGCCACAGCATGCCTGAATGACTTGTAGGTACCTGCTCTGACCTGTTCCACGCAGTGCCGTTTAAGGGCCAGGCCCACCTTCACAGAATCACCAATCTGCATGCGTGAAAAAGACCAGCCTGACCTGACTTTTCCGCCTGCCTTAGATGCTGCTTTACCCATTAATTTATGCGTGTTTACAATGTAAAGACCACGCATTTCAAGCCCAATGGCATGACTGCCATGGCAGAACAAATCACAATCCCTTAACGTTTGTGTTCAGTTGTTTCACCCCGGCTTCCACCCCTTTGGTGGCTTTTAGCAATTCATTCTGGATGGTGATGATTCTGGAATAGGGTCCTGTGCCTGGCTCATTGAATAGTCCAATCCGTGACATGGGATCCCCGCTAGGCCTGTTCAGTCGCAGGTCTGCCGCTGCCGACCTGGTCGCTGCTGCCTTGCCTGCCACATATTTGTCAACGGCTGCCTGGTCAACTGGTGTGGTGCCTTCTTCTGGTGGTGGCAACCCTGCCAGAACTGCCCTGGCCCAGTTCCTGTTCTCCAATGACTGAGGTGTGCCAATGGAACCACTGCCAGGCTTCAGGTCTTCACTCAGGATGATGAGACTGGCTTTGGCCCTGTCAGCCAGGGTGGTTGCACCTCTTGCAAGGCTGGCCAGCAGGCCTGTGATGCCAGATTGCACAGGCTGCAAGGCATTCCCGAGCTGGGCCATTGACCTGGCCAGGTCTGTTGAATCCTTTGCCAGTTTATTCAGCTGGGTGTCAGTCAGCACCTCGCCACTGGCTTTGATTTCACGCATGGCCGTAGTGAGCTTCTCTGTGTTCTTCAGGATGCTTTCACCATATCGGTCTGTGGCCACCTTCAAGGCTGCATAGTCAGATGGTGACAACCCTGCTGCCTTTGCTTCAGCCACTGTTTCTGCTGCCTGCCTGCCCCGCTGAACTGATTTGGTGCCAATAGCAGCAACACTGGCCACACCAGCAAAAGCTCCAAAGCTTCTAGCCACCCTGCCCAACGAAAGCCCAGCCCCCAGGCCACCACCCAGCATGGAACGCAGACCGCCATCGCCTCCTGCACCACGCCCACCACCACCGCCGGACGGCGTGGTCATAGCCTTGCTGATGTCCCTGCCGAGGGTCACCGCGGCTGTCTTCACCCTGCTGAATGTGCGGAACAGCGGGTTGGAATCACCTGTCAGCGTGAAACCCAGTTCACTCATAAGCCCTCCTCGGTTCCGAGCCAGTAGCTCAAGTCATCAAAGACCCGCCTGAATTCCTGCAGCGTATTTCCTTCAGCCTCGGCAATACTCAGCTTGCCATCCTCAGTTTTGAGGAAGGCTTCAGCCTTTTCAGTAAGCAGCTTTTTAAATTCTTCAGCTTCCATGGTGCCCATTCTGCACAGCCTTTAAAAATTGCGCCACCCGCTCATCATGCTTTTTGTCTGCTTCAGCAAACCTTGCAGCGATGTTTTCACCATAAACACCTGGCAGCACCCTGGCCTGGTTGTCTGCTTCCAAGAGCACAACATATTCAGCCCAGGCCCTTCTGAGAATCACCCTGTCAACCGTCTCAGGATTGAAGTGCAATCGGCTGATCAGGGTTGAACGCAGGTGGAAGATGAAGGGGGCACCCGGTTCAACTTCTTCAACCTTGCTGCCAGGCTCAAAGTCAGGGCAGGTGGTTGAATAATTGTAGTATTCACGCCATAGAGCCAGTTCCCGATCCAGCCTGCCAGGCATTGTGGCAAGCCTTCCCACCTTCAAGCCATGCCACCACACACGAAGGGGCCAGGTCCTGGCTGCGTACAACTGGCAGAACTTTTCAGCAGGCATCGAACACACCAGGACAGCAAGGGCCAGGTCAGCAGCACTTGTGATTGTCTCGAGCTTGAAGTGCAGGAACAGCTGCGCATGGCCAATGGTGAACCTGTGCAGCATTCTGCCACAGACCTTGTAGCGATCTTCCAGCAGCGTTTCAGTGAAGATGTCAGCAGCAGACTTCATTAAAATACCTTCACCTGATTCTTTGCAGCCTTCGTTGCTTTTTGAAATTGGCTTCAATCGTTTTGGCAATCTGCTTTTCCAGCTTTTCCCGGCGTGAAGTCAGGGCACTGGTCACCAGCCTCAATTCATGGGATGCATCGGCCAGATATTTCATGGTGTTCTTTACCCACAGGATGACCTTGGCTCCTGGCGGTGAAAAGTAGGCTGCGCCATTGGCTCCATGCCTGGTAACCCACTTCGGGAACTTGTTCAGGATGCCCAACACTGCTGCCCCCTGCATCCAGCCAGACTTGCCCAGGCCCACCTTCTTCACTCGTTCGCGGATCACGGCATTCACGCTGGGGCCCGATGCCACGATGTATGGTAAAGCTTTCCTTGGCACCCTGCCTCGTTTGCGCAGGCTGTTGTGAAGCTGCTTGCTGCCACGCTCCACAATCCCAGCATTGGCCACGTTCAGCACCTGCAACAGCGTTTCAGCTTCCTTGAACTTCTTCCGCTTCATCAGCCGGTACAGATGAGCGCTGGGATAGTTCTGGTCAGGCTTGTTGAAGTCTTCAGCCGTTCTGCTTTGCCCAAAGATCCAGGGCCAATACTTCAAGGCAGTGGTGACACCAAAACGTGTAGCTTTCTCTCCTATCCGTTTCTGCACTGCCCAGGATTCCTGCCTGGCAGTGGCTGCCAGTGCCAACCGGCCGCGGGGTGGTGTGGCCCTGGTGATATCAGTCAGGAGCAGCCTGCCCTGTTCCTTGATGGTGGCATGAAGGACCTTGCCCTGTGCCGTAGCCAGCCTACCAAGCATGCTGTTGAAGCCTGCTTCATCGAACTTGGCCAGGATGTTTACCATGGCGAGGAACGCAATTTGGGGTCTCTTCTCAAACTGCACGCACCCAATCTAGACTACACGATCACATAGTAGTTCTCTTCGGCGTTCGGACACTCCTCACGCAGAGCAGCGAGGCATCGGCGAATCGAGACCGGTGAAGTGCCGAAACTTTCAGTTGCATGCCCACAACGTTCGCAGGTCACGATAACACCCGGGACGACGTCACTTTCCTCATTCTCCAAGTCAGTCTCTTCAACATCACAATGAACTTTCACGGCTCCTGAATCTGGGTTTGTTCAATGAATTCAGAAAGAGAACGAATGACAAGCCACTTGTGTCCGAGCTTCGAAAGCCAGGCGCCGATCGCAGCCTGCTCCGGCCGCAACTTGCCGGTCCTCGATTTCAACTCGACGAAATAAACCGAACCCAGGTCCGCAACAACGGTTAAATCCGGTTCACCAATCGTTCGGCCCGTCGCCCGCACGGTGGTCCCGTTGAATACGATCCAGCCCTGGGTCCGGCAGTACTCAAGCACCTCGCTCCGGACTTTTGCCTCAAGCGGTGCACCGGATCCGGGTAAAGCAGGCTTTCCCAAAGCCATGATTTTGCCAGCTCTCCTGGCTTGATACTGTTCGTACTCTGCTTGGGTAAACCGCACAGCATTCCATTTCGGTTAGCGCAAGGCGCAAATGTGCGTGTGTGTGTACCGTAGGTACACACGCACATTATTGCGCCTATTGATTTAGTTTTTGCGCTTAAGGGTAATTATTGCGCCTATTGAACCATTGGTATTCAAGGACTTAGCTTAGGCGCAAAAACTCCCAAAAAAGGGTTTTTGCGCCTTGCGCCTATGCCTCCTAGGGGCAAAAACGTTTTTGCGCCTAGTGGAATTCATGGCTTCTCATCCGTATCTTTCGCAGCATCAAGGTTTTGCCAATGCGCAGGCCAATCAAAGACACTCGGACGCTCTTTTGCATAATTTCGCCCGCCTTCGGTGACGTTGTAGTACTTGAAAAGACTCTTCTCCCGGTATCTGAGCCATCCCTTATCGAGACATTTGACGATTAATCCATCCAAGGTGCGTCTTGAAACTCCGTGGATGGCGCCAAAGATGTCGGTGTACGCTTTTCTTGAAAGACCGGGTCTTGCATCAATGCAATGGAGAACCTCAGCCGGATCAGGCGCGGACTTTGGGCGCCCCACTTTTTGGTTCTCGGATTCAAGAGCCTGGATTTCTTCCGCCGAGGCTGCTTCCCAATAGATCTTTCCTGCTTCACGGGCATGACGGATATGAGTTCGAGTCGTATTTTCCTCGCCATTTTTCCAGCGTAGCCGTGAACCGCGCTTTGGAACCATCAGTTCAAAGATCTCAGAAGAACCAATGTTTCTGAGCGCGATAATCGCGCGCGCAAAGTTAGCCCATTCACTGGAGCCAGAACCTATGTAAGCAAAATCCCCAGCTTGCCACTCGGGTTTCTCCCGGCCTGTGGGTGGTTTGTTGGAGTGGTGGCAGAGGATTAGCCCCACGTTGTGTTTCTGAACGACGGGATCTAGGAGTTCGCGTAGAAAATGCCCAACCTCTTTCTGGCCCTTGGCATCGGTGCCCAGGTACGCTAGGGCATTGTCGATGATGGCCAGGTCAAATGGCCCGCATTCAGCGAGCAAGGAATTCAAGATCTGGATGAATCGTTCTCCTGTGACGCCGCGGAGGTTATAAATCTGCAGTTGTTTGGCGGCCCGGGTATCGTTGGCGATGGCGTCGCTTCCCGCTCGAATGCCGTTGACCATTTCGAGCATATCAAACCGATCGTTCTCAGCCTGGACCAGGAGGACCTTCATGCCGGTCGACCGATATTGTTTGACCGGCCGAAAACCGAGGCACTCGAGTCCTGCAGCGAAGTGAAAGGCCAGTTGGGTGACAAAACTGGATTTGCCTACGCCGGTGGGGCCGACCAAGAGACAGGTAGCGCCGCGGCAAAGGAATCGATGCTCGATCAGTTCGCCTGGATCTTCTGTGGATTCGAGAGCGGAATAGTATTCATCGACGGCTCCACCTGGCGGGGGTTCAAAAACAGCAGCCACGGCATTTTCAATGCTTTTGACGGCTTCCGCCGAGAAAAAGCGATTGAGGTATTCCGACCAATCTTCCGGGGCCAGGACAGCGCCATTGATTGAGTTTCGAGGATTCATTTTTTGCATCGGGCAACCGCTGTTTCTTGTGGATCGAAATGAATAATTTGCTGCCGGGCTGGTGGATTTCCTTCCCGGGGCCGCATGCCGCCCGGCAGTCGGCACCATTGGGCGCGAGGCCACATGTTCTCGTCAGCGCCCAGGAGGCATGCAGCGGCAAAAAAGTGGACCTGCCTATTCAACCTGCTCTGATGGGTGCAAAACCAGCCGTGGATAGATTTGCCAGCTGAATCGACCGCCATGGAAATTGGGATGATTCGGCTCAACCAGCTTAGGAGTTGGATTTGGTGCATTTTGTCCCGGAGAAAATCCCGGTCAAACTCGATGATGATGTAGTGCCGGGGCCCCGTGTTTCTGTTGCATCGGGAAACTGTTTTTCCGTTCTCGGCCCAGGCCGGCTTCAGCATTGGGCTGGGAACGATGAACTGGTTTAATTCAGCCGTGGGCAGCCATTCTTCCAAGGGCCTGATCAGAGCGACATTCTTCTGCAGCCCGAGGCACAAGAGCGACCCAGTTGGAAACAGCAATGGCAGGAGGGTCGACGTAGTAACATCGAGGGGTCTTGGGGAAAACGCGGGCGGTGTGGTGGCAAGAACCCGTTCGATCGCGGCTCGATTATAGGTGGGCCAGTCAATGCGGGGGATGCGCGGTAATGAGCCATTGGGATTTGAATAGGCCAGTTTGACGGCCTCCTGGATCTCGCGGTCAGGAATTTCCCGATGCTGAACGAAACGGTGACAGGCTGTGCGCAGGAGTTCGTAACAGGCCGCCGCGGACATGGAAGCTTGGACTCCGCCCGCGATCCGGGCGAGCCAACGGTGGCATCCACCATCCACACCGGTTATGGGTCCTCTCAGGAGCTCCTCCTGGACAGCCCGGGATAGTGGCAATGGAAGCCGAGCCACAATAGGTTCCTCCGGTTGAAGTCAGGAATAAGTGGGATATTTGGCAATCCTCCGGTCTATTTGCTGGTGCACCTCTTGCAAAACACTTTTGCCGTTGCCGCCTTCCCCGGTGAACTCGACGTAATCAGCCATTTTGTCCATCACACTGGCCATTCGAGCAGCTAGGCGGGTGTGCCAATCGATGTGCGTCTCCGGGCCCGTGTCGAGATAAGGAGCATTAATCTCGAGCATGGTTGCCAACGCAGCGGCGAAGGCCTCTACGGTGGCATAAGCGAAATCCGAGGCATCACTCCCGCCACCCCTGTTGATCCAGTGGGAAAGTAATTTCAATGTATCCTCGGTCACCTCCTCCGGAAGTTCGCCTGGAATTAGCGGATATTGAAAATGCGAGTCTGGGGTAGGCATGTTATTTTTCGTATTTGATTGAAAGTTTTCCGTCCGCGCGAAGGGGGAGATTTGGCGCCCAGGGGATGGGCTCCTGCATCAAGGAGATGATGCGCTGGAGATCGTTTTTGGCGGTTGCTTCCGGCAATTCAAAGAGCAACTCATCGTGCACACTCAAGACAGGTTTGAATCCCGCTCTTACGCACCGGAGCCAGGCGGTCGACAGGACATCTCGAGCGGTAGCTTGCGTCCAGTTCTCAGCCAGGAGCCCGCCATAAACCCGAACGCGAACTCCGCCCACTACCGCGGTAAGCTCCTCATCGTGCCGGGCAATATCCCGGTAGTAGAGATGGCGCCTGGCCTTTGAATCGAATTGATGCGCTGGCAAGGGAAGCCGGTAGGTACCTCCCACGAAAGCCTCACAAGCGCGCTGTAGTTTCCTCCAAAGGTTGACGATTTTGGGATTCGATTCCCGAAAACTGGAAACAATCCGTTGGGATTCCGGAAAACTGATTTCCATACCTGCAAGGGCTTTTGCCACTGCGATGAACTTCATAGCACCACATCCGAACCCCAAACCGAGTACGCGAGCCTTCGCCAGGTGTCGCATGGATGATCCTGTACACTCGCAGTGGGTTTTAAGGGGTTCCTGGTCCGTGTAACCCATCGTCAAGCGCGCGTGGGCCTCGTACAGGTCCATGGCCGGGTATTCCTGAAGCATCTGCAGCGCGTCGTGGTCACCAGCAAGAAACAGGAGGACCCGGGCTTCAATCTGGGAGTAGTCGACGATGCCAAGCAAGTGCCCGGGCGGTGCGATAATCAAGCTCCGAAGTGTGACTTCGTCCGATCCGTTCCGATTCAGGTTTTGGAGATTCAATCCGCCGCCACCTGACCAGCGGCCAGTGGATGCTCCAAAGTATTTGAGTTCGTAGGCCATCCGCCCATTGGGTTTTCTTCGGGCCTGCATCGCCTCGAGGACCTTGAGCGTGCGGTTGGCCGATCGAAGGTCCTGCATCGTTTCGACCCAGTGCCTGGAAACATCGTCAGATGTGGTCTCGATCCATTTGAGGAAGGAGGGGCTTGTTACTGCCGTACTGGACGGAGGTTTGATTCCACGCCCATTGCAGGCGTCGGCGAATTCCTTGATGGAAAGCGGAGGTTGCCAGGGCAACGCTGCGGTCGCTTCAGCAATCGTCGTGCGCAATGCCGCCTGGGCCTGATCCAGGGCCTCCCAATCAATGGCGACACCGTGTTCGCCCATTGCGGAGGTAAGTCGGCAAAGCTTTCGCTCTTCCGGCGGCCAATAGCGTTCCAAGCGGGTCCAGATTGCCAGGCAGGCCTCGGCATCCTTCGCCGCGTAAGGAATGAGAGATTGCAACAGGGAGGGATCGTTAGTCTTTCCTTTCGCACGCGACCGGGGGGTTTTGTCCAGGTGCACGTTGAGAATTGCCTTGGCGGCCGATGCCAGATCTCGAGGGTATTGGAGGTACGCGGCCAGGGCAGCAGTGCAGTGCCAGGCGCGGGGGCCTCTAGACTGGATGATGCCATCTGCAGTCAGCCGACGCCAAACAGCCAGGTCAAAATCCCGGTGATGCGAAACCCACTCGAGACCATCGATCGATTTCCATGGGAATTCCTCGGGCGGACAGACCAGAGTTCGGTTTTCATCTGCCACTGCGACCAACAGCGCGTTGAATCGGGAATCCTGGCTGTACGCCCATGAGCCGAGCTGTTTGACGTTGAAACTGCTGCTGTAGGTTGTTTCGAAATCGATCGCTATCGACCCCGCTCGTTTGCTGGAATTCCATTCTTCGACCGACGCGAGACCCGTGTGTCTAACGCTTTGATCTGAAGAACTGTCCAGAGAGAGCAGGTCCATGTGCACGAAGGATTGCAGAATGGATATTTCAGATGAGCGGAGGAGTGTGGTCCTTGCAATGTTGGCACCACCAGCGATAAATCCCGTCCTTATAATACATCGGTCTGTTGATCGGAAGCCGGTGGCAGAAATTACACAGAGGCGGTGTTGCAGGCGGGGAAGGAAGGGGGCCCTGGTAATTCACGATTTCCGTACCGCCCAAAAAGGTGGAGGGTGGATCTAGAAGTTCCACGGCGTTTTTCGCTCTCCGTGTTGGTTTGGCGAGTTTAGCCATACTCGGAATGTTTCTCTTTCCCTTTTCACTATGACCTACGAAACCTTCTTTCTTTCCGCTATTGCAACGTTCATAGGGGATTCATTTTGGCCGCCCCGGTGGAGGTGGTGGAGGTGGTGGAGGTGGAAAGACGCGAGGTGGATCGGCCGGGGGTCGTATTCTACAAGCCCACCAGAAACCCAGCATAGGCCCCAGGACGAATAGGCCGATTAGGAAGCAGATCAGACACAGTGACCAGTCAGCGTTCATTTTAACGGGTCAGGAGGGAGATGTGTCCAGTGGGTAATATAATCGAATGGGATGACGAGGCGTTGAACGGTGTCTCTCCATAAATATTCAAGAACCCAAGTGAATTTCCCTTGGCTGAGGACAAGGGAAGCAACTTGGTATCTTGGGAAAAACAGTGGTGAAGAAGTTCCTGCGATTGGTTTTCATTGATACTCTCCGAAGTTCCCGTCCTTGGTTGCTTCCTGATGTTTGCGGTACCAGTTTATATCGCGTTCAATCAGCGCAATGGCGCGTGGTGCTAAATGAGCCATGCCAAACTCGTTGGTTTCAAGTTCACGCCTCCAATCGCGGAGCTGGTTCTCATATGGGGTGGCAGCGGGATCGCATGGCTGTCCACACTTTGTGCATTCGTGCCAGTGTGTTCCTTCGCCACTGCCAGCCACGCGCATTGGTGCATTACAGCAGTTTGAGATCCGGTCGGTCATTCGGTTAGTTAATTTCTCCTATCCTTCCACCAGTCTTGTTCTCCATTCTCTCGCTCCACACGAGGCTTCGTATTCTGGCATTAGCCCATTCGATGAGTTCCTCGCACATTTCATCCCCGAGAGCTTCACAGACTTTCGTGCCGAGGATGATCTCGTTGTCCTGAGACAGCACAAAGGTCATGCCGTACTGCTTGGAGAGCACCCACGGGCCACGAGGAAATTTGATAGACTCACTCATTTTGGCGGGTCGGGCAGGGGCATATCGAGAGCCTTGTCCGTGGGATGCTCAATCAGCAGCTCAATACCTACCATCTGTCCATCCTCGTCAAGGTCCATGAGACATTGGCGCACTTTGAGTTCTCTGGTACTGACGACAGCCTTTAATGGATCAGTACGGAAATAGATCGCGCCGAGATCAAAATCTATGGTGTAGCCTGCGAGCTTTTTCCAGCCGTCTCGATTCATTCTGATCCAGTTGCTCATTCTGATCCAGTTGCTCATACCTTCGGCGGGTCGGGAAGTTCCATCCAGTGGGTGACTGTGCAGAAAGAGAACCAAAAGTATCCATCTGTCCACGACTTCTCGCCCTGCGTGACAGAGTCAGCAAGCTTCATGATTGCCCAATCAAAACTAGGACCATGCACAAGAAGTTTCGTGTACTTCTCCGGCAATCTCTCTTCCACACTGATCCAAGCGGTAGTCATAGCTTAAATCCTTGCCGCTTGAGGTACTTCATGAGGGTCCGAAGTACGTTCGGTTCTATGACAATCGTATTGGTCGCCTCAATCCCGTTTTCGGTCGTGAGTTCAATGGTTCCCATTTGGTCGAGGACCATGACGTACACGCCGTCTCCGAGGTAATCCTTGGTAGCATTCTGTTCTGGGGTATTCATTCTGTTCCTTCCTCTTTTGGGATTTGGTGGGTCTGCCCAATCATGGGGCAGTTGGAGAAACTTTCGCGAGAAACGCCAACCGTGGCCACGAGAGGACAGACCCATTCATTTCAGAATGCTGATCATGGAGTAGCGAAATGGGTGAACCCATCAAAGCGGCCATCGCGGACCATCAACTGCGCCAGCTCTCCTTCCGAGTCGTAATACAGAAGCCGCCGGCTGCCCAGGCGCGCGGCGAGTTGAGTAACCACTTCCTCTGGCCTGTTTGTAATCGTAGGATGCTCAGTCCAGGGACCGACGTCCCGAATCACTAGTTTCGTCGGCGTATCCTCCACCACTTCATATCGAGGTGAGTATTGAACATCGTAATGTCTCATATTAGATTTGTTGTGTGCATTTTCGAGGGTCGTAATTGTTGAAGTACCTCCATAGCGCCGCGATCCATTTGAATGCGCGCCAGTCCTTCGCGACGTCCTCGTGCTTGAACACGACCATCCGGCCTGGCTCAGTCGTGCTGATAAAAATGTTCGCGGATAGAACCTTGCCGATCAGTTCCTCGCCCCAATAGGTGGCCGCGTAACCGGCTAACTGCAGTGATTGCCCGTCGTAGGGCTCAACCTCCTGCTCTGGGAAAGTCTTCCGGGTCTTGAAGTCCAAAATCCCTATACCCCGCTTGCCATATCGAAACAGCAAATCCGACGTACCCGCAAAGCCGTGCTTGAGATTCACGAGCCGCTTTTCGCGCTCGACCACTTGCAACCCTACCTCCTGTTGCCAGGCGATAACCGGTCGCACATAAGGCCGCAAGGCCTCGTCGTATTCCTGAGCGTTAAACGCCAGTTCCAAGGCGCCATGGATCCGAGTTCCAAGGTCTGCCGCTATCTCAACTTGTTCAAAGGCTGTATCTCGAACACGTTTGCACCAACGATCATCCGATTCGTTATCCGTCCTGGGCGCCTTAACAGTCGCGAGGATCGCCTGGTTGACTCTCCAGCTCTCCAGTCCCGGTTTCGCCAGGACGGAAAGAAGGGTCGTAACACTCGGGAAGAGATTGAGCTTTCGAGCGTCCCGGAGGGTTGTCGGTCGATCGCCATCGCCGTCCTTGCATGGAACACGGTGCGCGGGCCGTCCGTCGGGATAGTACCAATGCGAACTCGGCGTAGGAGGTCGAATAATTACAGCCATATTTTAGGTCCAGTTGCCGGGGCAAAGCTCGTCAAGTGCTGGGGATCACCGAAACGAGTCTTTGCCCCGGCGGCCGATCAAAACGGCATGTCGTCGTCCGGATTCTCTTCCAGGTCTCCTTCAACACTGGGAACCGGGGGCGCTGGAGGTGGTGCCACCCCGCGTTGTGGCGCGGGCAGCGGCTGCTGCGTGTAGGGCGGGGGGGGCGTAAGCGGTTGTGGTGCCGGAGGAGGAGGCGGGGGACTGGGCGGCAACGCTTTGGTTACTGGTTGTGCGGGACCAACCGTTGGTGTGCGTGGTGCTGGCTGAATGTTGGGCGGTGGATATCCTGGTGGAAGAGGGCCTTGACTGCTGACCGTCACGTACGTTCGGCTCCCGTTCCTAGATGGTCGATGTTCCACTGCGATGACACAGCCGGTCCCCTGCAGCTCACTATAATCCCACCCATACGACGGAGCGCGGCCCATCAAGGAAGTAAGGAATTTGAACAAGTTTGACCCGGTATATCCTGAGATCGGCATCTCTCGGGTTGCCGCGTATACGACCCGGCCGTCAGGCAAGCGCGCGGCAAACACAAAGACAGTGACGTCAATAATATGGGTTTCTTCTGACTTGAATTTTTTTCGCTCAACACCGAATGAGTCGATGACCTGGTATACAATCGCAGCATGGGTGCCAGGGGGCGCTGGAGCGCCATCCACCAGCTCGATCGCTACGCTGCGCGGGGGAGGCTGATTAAGGAGTGCCATATAATCTTAAGGGAATTTGCCGGGCCGGGTTTATCCTTGGACACCGGGCCGGCTCTGATGTCTTTGGGAGGGGGAATAAAAATACCAAATTCGCGCCAGAGGTCATCGGCGGCATAGGGATCGCCCGCCTCATGGAGATCCCGCAACTGCCGCCCGCGCTGTCTATCACGTTCAGTGAGGGTTGGTTTCATGTGGTTTTAGTTCTCTTGCTGCACAAGACTGCCTGCCTTGAAGGCAGGAAAGACTGCCTGGTCATCTGCGGCGTTTGAGAAAGGGTTGTGGCCAGGCTCAGGAGTGACTCCGGCCGCCTCCTCCCAGACCGTGCCGATCACGGTGATGCAGACGAATAGCCCTGCACCGAGCCACAAGTCGAAGATCACACTGGCGAGGGGCATGGTCTGTGCCATCGAGGGTTGAGGGATCGATCCCGGCTGGTGGGGGTTTAACCGCGCTTGGGTGAGGGAGGGATGGATGCCTTCGCAAAAGCGTCCTGAACTGAGGCTACGTGCCAAAGCCAACGTTTTGTACCGGCGCGAATTGGCCTGATGATCGCCCGGCGGCCCTTGCCCAGGGCGCGTAAAGTATCCACCGAAACGCCCAGGATGGACGCCATCTGCCTGGTGGTTACTAGCTCACTCATCGCGAAGTTTCCTTGGGGAGCCCTGCGGCCGCTTGAAGCATCTTCGGCATGAATTCTGCCAAGGCTTGATTCATAAGGTATTCCACCTTGAGACCTCGGGTTTTGAGGTCTCGAATCTTGATCCAATTATCCGGACTTGGGCGAAAAGTGATCGCGGGTCGGGGTTTACTGCGTGTCGTCATTGATTTACAGAGCTACAATAATTCTGTGAATCGTTGCAAGGCAAAAAGGAATTACTTTCGCAGCTTTTGAAGTTCTGTATTACTTTGCTGGCAGAAATGGCCACATTACCCGCGCCCCTGCCGCGCAAAACCACCAGTTTTGAACCGGAAGAGGACGTTCGAACTCTTATCCAGGTTTACGTCAAACTTGGTGGGAAACTTGGGTATTCGATAAATGTACTGCTTCGCGAATGCCTCCCTGTGCTCATCAACGGCCTTCTTCAGGAAAGGAGAAGGCAAACTCAAGAAATTGTAGAGCAATGGGCCAATGCAAATCCATTCAACGATCCTTATGCCTGGCGGGAGGAAAAACTTGCCAAGGTGGCGGCGGAAGCTGGGGAGGAACTGGCATTCAAAGCACGGATCGAACGAGCTAAAGAACTGCTAAAAATTCTAGAAACCTATCCGCCGGACGACAGCCTTCGAGAGGCCGCGCAAAAAATGGCGCAGAAGCTTATGGACAAACCTCCTAAGCAACTGCTGCAACAACCGGTGCAATCTGAAAAAACTCTTCCGCCTCCTCCCGAGTTACCAACTCCCGGTAAACGGTCAAAAGCACCTTAACTGAGTGGCCTAGTTCCAAGGAAACCTTGGCTGCATCCTGATCTCTGGCCAGCATCATTGATGCAGCAGTGTGCCGCAAAATATCGGCCTGCCACGTTAAACGTAGAGCTTTGCAAAGTTCTCTCCGCCGGCGTCGAATTGTACTGTGCGAAGGGCTAACGGCTCCCTTCTTCTTCCGAACTAGCCGCAGCCATTCGATTGCATTAGGAGAGAGGTGTACCAAGCGACGCTTGCCCATCTTAGTTTCCGGTGCATTCAACCAGAGATGACCTCTCTCCAAGTCGATCTGTTCCCATCGAACCTTCTCGGTTTCCTCCGGCCGCACTCCAGCGAACAGAGCTAGCACGAAGTATCCAAGCATGTCCTTCGTTGCATGCCGAATGAGTTGATCGGCTCGTTCAGCGGAAAGGATTCTCGGAGGCCGCTTGTGAATTTTGACCTTCTCTAGAGCATCCGCCGGATTCTCTGCGATGTACTTCCTTTGCTTCGCGAATCCGAAAAATGCAGACAGTCTAGCGAGTACCGTTGCACGAGTTTGAGGAGACCAGCCGCGGCTGTTTGCCCACTCTTCAAGTTGGGCAGTCGTTACCTCACCAATCGGCATCGCCTCCCGTCCGCGGAGGAATTGACCAACTAATAGCTGGAGATGCTTGGCGTACTGCTTCGAGAGATTCGCGGCGCGCTTTGCGGAGATGCACTCAGCCAGAATCTCCGGCATCGACTTCCTTGCAGTATTCCTGGTCGAAGGATTCTTGATAGCACCCTCGAGGATCCTTCCGAGGTCAACCTTCTCAGCCTGGGCCCTGAGATAGAGTGAGGCCAAATCCAATCGAGCCTTTTCCGAGAGCGCGCGGAACTCCTCGGCATTCACAATGCCTTGAGCAAGCAGGAGGTTCTTAGCCTCATCAGCCAGGCCGCGATCCGCAAAGAAACGCCGCTTGCGAACGCCGGCAATTTCCCAGTCGAGGATCCACTTGTTCTCTCCTTTGTGCTTTCCCCTGCGAACGGTGACGCGCATCTGGGTGCCAAAGGTGCCAAAAAGTGATGCCTTTTCAAGCCATAGAACTCTGTAGAACTCCGTAGACCTCCGCAGAAGTCTTTATGGCCACTTCCTGATAAATGCCTGTATTCCTTAGGGAAAGTGCGGTTTCTGGAGAGATTGCTGAGGGATTTTGAATGGTGCGCGGTAGAGGGTTTGAACCTCTGACCCCTACCGTGTCAAGTATCTGACCACCATCTGTCCATCAATGACTTGCGATCATAAAACGCAGGGGTGCCAAATTGGGTGCCAATGGGTGCCACGCCAAAGCTACCTTGGAGGGGGTCTAATGCGTGGTTTTTTCTGCTTAACTTCAGTGGTGAAAGACTCTGAATCCCGCTCGATCAAGTCAGCCAGGTAACCGCTGAAGGTTTTGTACCGGGCCTTTGCCTGGGAACGGCCAATCTCAAGGATGGGTAGAGGGAGGGAGATCGTCACGGTCTTACGTTCCATTTCCATCGCGTGGAATTTAAGACTCAAGATTCCACCACCGCTATTCAATTTTTAATGAATTTTCATTGGGTGATCTCGTCCCACACGCATAGGGTCCAACTACCCGAAACCAAACGGATGAAAACCAAGATCGCCATTGTGCTTGCCGTCACGACCTGCGGACTTCTTAACGCGCAATATTACAATCCCAACACTGTCAGAACGGCCCCGCGGCCGAACCAGATGCAGATTAACCTGGATCGGGCTCGGATGGCCAATATGGATGCCGCGAGAAAAGCGGCCCATACACAGGTAACCGCAAAGCAACAGGCACTGGCATCCACCGGACTCTGGATGGAAGGGATCCCCATGCCGGTGGTCATCTCGGAATTCCCAACCAATATCACTGGCATTCAACCTGGCTCCAGGCCGGCCCCCGATGCCGCCACACTATCCCGCCAGATCTTCACTTCGGGCAAGGGGTATGGGAATTACACTTGCGGAGCGCCAGAGATGGCCAAGCTCCAGCGACCGGAATTTCCAGCACCCGCATACGGGTGGCTTGTGCAATTAAGCCCTACCAATCCAAACATCCACTCACGATTCTGGGCATTTTATCAGGATGGCAAGCTGGCATTGATTCAAAGGGCACCGGAAACAATCCATCCAAGGGTTCCAGATGTGAAAAAGACAGAAGTCATCGAGGTGAAAATCATCGAACCCCTTCCACGCCGATCTGATTACAGAACAAGGATCGGCCTGAGATGAACAAGCGATTAAAGCGCACGGCGGTTAGATTTCTTCTCTTTACAGCAATGCCCTGCTTGGCGGGCGACCCTCCTGGCCCTTTGAACGACGACTACTTTTATCGGGCACACCAGGTCATGTCACCAAATTCAATCCGCGAATGGGAATGGGATTCAGTGCATTTGTTTCCATCCCCAGACGGATTCGAACATCCTGCCCAAAATTGGTTTGTTAGTCCCAAAGGGAAGTTTCAGCCACTCGCAAGTGATCCACGCTATCAGTTATCTGGTACGGCCCCCTTTTCATGGCAATGGTTTTTTGAAGGCAAAAAGATTCCCGGCGCCACCAATGATCACCTCGTGATAGAACATCCTGGCAGCCGCCAGGCCGGCCGATACAGCGTTGTGGTGACCAACGCTTTTGGGAGTAGCACCAACGACAATCTGTTTCTGACCGTAGTCACGTCATCGACCACCATTAGCCGCAATTGGTGGAAGACCGATGACCCCAAGGTGACTGTCAAAGCGAATATCCATGCCTCGAAAGATGTTCACACCTCAATCCAGTGGTTTAAAAACCGAATACTAATTGATGGTGAAACGAATCAGCTTTTGGTGGTGCCGTTCCGTTTCGAAGAAAGAGCGACATACGCGATCCGCGTCCGCGCCTCTCCAAATGAAAGTGGATGGTCAGAAAGGACTTTCGATATCACACAGATCGGATCGATAAAGCGCTTGGACAACTTGAATCTGAAACTTGTCGTCAGTCCAATGAACGTTGCGTCGTTTCCGTTTGATGCTCATTGGGTGGACGGATACTGGATTGAACCAGAGATCGACGATGGCCATCGACTGCAATTCGAATGGTCCTCGGACATGAAGCGGTGGGGAATTATCGGAGGAGTTCATTACCGTTATGAAACGGGGGTTCCTTCACGATGGGCGGTTTCGACGTACCAATTTCCACGGATCAACCGTTTCTTCCGCGCCGTGCCCTGTTGTATGCCTTACCCTGAGGGGGATTTTTAAGGCGTGTTTTCTTACCACGACCTCGCCGGGCACTTTGCCAGGTGCAGCCACGGTTGCTTTCTCCACCATCCCTTTGCGCAGCCAGCCCTTGGGTGAAGGCATCTATCATAGGCCACCAGGAAGAATTCACACCCATTGCACACGACCTGTTTCTGGTCGTCTGTCACCATGGTTGCCCTTGCCCTTTGCTGTGGCAGGGTGCCAGTGGGATTCATCCACGCAGTCACCCTGAAGGTCATACGAGGGGAACAGTGAACGCAATGCCATCATTGGGAATGGGGGTTAAGGTCGCGCTTGAAATGACGCTGTAAGTGCATGGCCCCAGGTTGTAGCCACCTGGCAGCACCTGACCTGGCAGCGTGGGGGCATGAATGGTGCCTGAATTGTTGAAGAACTGGCAAACATCCTGAACCACTGGATGGCTTTCTGGAAAGCGCAGGTAAACCCCTGTAGCAACAGGCCACCATCCTGGTGATCCAAGACAGTCAGTGGAACCTTCATAGGGGCCTGTCTCCTTTATCTGAACTTCAGTGGCGCTGGCGAAATGGGCTAGGAATGAACCATCTGCATCAAGCTGGCTGCGCCATGATTCAGGAATGGCCAGGTAGGCATCAGGGTCTGTCAGTGTCCACCTAAAATTATATGAAGTTCTGACAGCCCAGATGACCCACTTGTCACCATCGCAGGTATAGGCTTGGGTGGCATTGTCTATCGCATAGTCCCAGCTGTAGCCAGTGCCAATGGCTGGTGGGTCACCTGCATCCTCCCAGTCCCGATAGGGTGTGGGAGTGGGGTCAGGGCCTATGCCTTCATAGATGACACCAGGCAGGCCAGGCTTGCTTTCACAAGGTCTGTAACTGCCATCAGGGTTGGTGGCTATGACGCTTTGATATTCCTCACCACGCAGCTCCCTTTGCTGGAACTTGCTTGGCAGCATCACACGTACAGTCACCAGCTTGTTGATGGCCTTTGCGAAGTTGTTGTAGGTCTCAGCCGCGGCAATGGTGTTGGGCAAAGGGCCAAACCCCTGGGGAAAATCACCGCGGGTGTGAAGGGATTCTATCAGGCTTGTGGGCTGGCCAGGTACAGGGGGGAACCACTTGCCTTCAAAGGCATCAAAGCACAGGTTTTGAAAGGTGTAATCGTATATGGCTGAAATGCCAGTCTGACAGCCCAGTTCAGCACTGGTTTTGCCGTCAACGAAGCCTTCACAAATGACCCGCAGGTAAAGTTCCAACATCTGGAACTGGTCATGCAGAAAGGGTGTATCCCAGTGGTCCTGGATGTTGTTGTTATCTGCGTAGGGAATTGGAATCAGCTTGGTGAAAAAGATATGGGGCAGCACTGTCCCGTAGGGTGCATCAATCTGGGTGTACGCATTGGAGTTCTCTGCTGAATCACCCACCTTGATACTGGGGTTGATGCCAGTGGCTTTGTGGTAAAGCCATTCACGCAGGGCATTGTCAGTAGTTCTATAGGGTTCATTACGCAGGGCTGTCAGGTTCCAGGTATTTGGATTAGGCAAGAAGCTGGCAGGGGCAGTGTCAGGGTCATAATGAAACCTACCCTTCATGGTGACTTTCACCAGGTCACCAGTAGGAGCGTCAACGAGTTCAACACTTTCAATCTCGAGGTCTGGTTCGTACAGACGACAGCTTTTGTAGAAGTTCTTTTTCCGCGTAATGCAATCAGTGTCTGACTCGTCACAGAACTTCTGGTTCAGGCCCAGGGCAAGCCTGTATCCCGTGGGCGCTTCAGGGGCCAGCCAGATGTTGTCACCATACGCAAACTGACGCATGGCCATGACATCACGCGGGTCAGTCATGGAAAGGCTCAGTGAGTTGGGGTAAAAATGGCAGCGTTCACTGAAGCTGAAGAATCTGCCATAGGCATCAGGCTTCCAGATTGAAGCAGCCTTGTTGTTGAACCCCTTGAACTGAAAGCCCACCAACCATTCGTTGGTGAAGTTTTCTGGTTCGGCGGTGTGTTTGATGCCATCCAGTTCATACACCACGGCATCACCAGAAGTGCTGAAGTCTGTTTTGTTCTGCACACCCTGAAAGGTCTGGCCAGGGTTCACTTCCTGATCGTTATAGGTGACCTTGCCACTGTTGCCCCAGACTTTGTAGTTACGCTTCCACCGTATTTGGCCAGTGGGCACAGCCCCCGGGTCAGGGGCAATACCAGCCAGGCAATCGCCAGTGGCTCCGCCCAGTTCAGAGTCAGGCAAATATTGCGTCACCAGGTAGACCTTGCCAGTGCCCACGACTGTGAAGTCAGGAACACTTGCCACCCCCCTGAACCCATCAAGATTGCTGTAGTCAGTGCCGTTGTAAGTCACATAATTAGAACCCGCATCACCAACGGCCCTGACTGTGTAGCGGGCATCAGCAGTGATATCACCTGACTGCACTTCCGTTTCCGCAGGGGGTGTTCCACCGGGCCCCCAGACAGGTGGGGATCCACCACTGCCAGTTGTCCAACGATTGAACACCAGGATGCTTTTGCCTCCTGTCACCTCATAGCTGACCAGTTGCTCCGGCCTGAGAATGCGCACACACCGGAACAGTCTTCTTCCAGCTTCATAGCCGGCGTTGGTGTTGATTTCAGCAAAGGAACCAGGGGGGCTGGCATAGCCACGCAGGTTCTGGATGCACCCCCACCTGAAATAGTCTGTGCCAATCAGCTTGGCTGCCTGTTCATCACCACCCCATCCATCCATCCCATTCACATTGTCATGGTGACAGCCTGACAGCCGCATCAACAGCCAGTGATCCTGAACCCAGGGCTTGTAGGCCATCACTTCAGCCACTTCAACTGACACCCCGGTGCTTTGGTTGATGGCTTTGAAGGTGACATCTTCAACCACGCGCATTTCAACTTTCTTCCCTGCTGCAATGGGGGCAGACAACACCAAAACATCAATGGACTTGGTGGGTGAGACTTGCACGAGCGCCACCCTCACGCCGTCTGAGAGGACTTCGATGGTGCAATTGCTTTCCAGCTCAAACGATTCAACGAGCAATGAAATCACCACACACTTTTGAGCCACGGTGAAACTTGAGCCAGTGCCACCAGCCACCATGGGAAGCTTGGTGCCGGCAGGAATGTTTGTCTGGCCTGTGGCTGACCATGTCAGTTCAAATTTTGGATACACCACATTAATGCTAGCCCCACTGGTGGTGCCCCTGGCTGGGGCGAGCAGGTATTGCGTCTCAAGGAATCGTTGTGTGTCGAAGGCATGAACATTCCATGTGTTGACCACTGCACGCTGGTCATTGGTGCCACGATACTGAGCGGCAAAGTGGTTCAGTACCCTGTGAAGGTGTTCACCATTCTGCTTTGTTAGTATGTTGCCACCTTCGTAGGGCCCTTCAATCCATTCATTGAAAGCAATGGGCTTTCCATCTGGCTGCACGTATTTGACCACCTGTGTTCCTGTGGCATCCCACACCCCCACCACGTATTCGAAGGGTGGGTTGGCTTGGATGAAAGCCACGTGGCCAGGCTGGTTGGGGCAGGTGCCGGGAAAAGTGATCTTCGTGGCTGGGTCACCAATCTTGCTGAAGAACAGTTCATAGTTGGGGGTGGGTGCAAACTGGCTGTCACCATCGTGGCAATTGTCATCTGGCATCAGCCCAGGTGTGGGGGCAAAGCCCCCCCAGCTTTTGCCATGCATGGAAAGGGTGCCTCGGGTCATGGCAAAGTGTTTCCTGGCAGCATCAAAGACCGGGCATCCCAGGGCACCATTGGCAGGATCCCAGCCACCTCGCTGGGCTTTACCTATCTCCCAGCGTTCTTTTGCAGTGGCAGGTGGATGATCGCCTGGGGGTGCCCACATGGGCACAGCCAATAGGCGTTCATCTTCAGGTTCAATCGATGTCTGTGGCTGGCTGCCAAACACCCATTCACCCGCAATGCTGGCTTTGTTGATTCCTTCAGCAGTGCCCGCTTCAGCCACAGGCCACTGCGCATCGGCAGGATTAATGGTGGCATAGACTTCCAGCCATTCGCTGCGGCTGGGCCACAGGAACTGGCTTTCATCTGGATTTCTTATCTGCCTGGCAAAGCTGTCTGCGTAATAGACCAGCCTGTATGTGGGGTCACCAAGCCCTGAGCGCAGCCGTTGGTTCACTGCATTGCCCAGTGCGGCCAGGTGATTGGAAAGAATCGGGTCACCACTCTTGATCTCGGCAACCTTGCTGTAAGCAATCCCCATGGACTAACCCCACCTGACAGTGCCAATGGTACTGGCTGGCGTTTCCTTGACGACTGCACGCAGCCTGGCTCTGTTGACTTTTTGGATAACCCCCCTGGTGGTGACTGTGGTCAGGACACCAGTCCCACGCATGGACTTGTTGTGGCTCACCTGTGTTTGCAGCGCCACCAGGGTCTGTGTGATTCTGCCACCAGTGCCGAGTGGCCCAGGAGTAGCTACATGAGTTGTGTTCACGTTGGGGTAGGTGGTTTAAATGAATCGTAGATGAAATGATCGTAGTCGAGTGCATGCCACCATTCCTCATTGGCCAGCCAGGTGCCATCTCTTTGCTGGGTCATGGTGGGTGTCTTCCTTTGGTAGTAGCCAATGGGCAGGGTGAACTTCAGTTCAGGGGGTGGTTTCTCGAGCGCAATGAATTCAGCCAGCGTGTAGATGTAATTGGCTGTGGCTATCTCGAGGGCAATGGTGGTGTTGGCTGAAAGCTGCCTGCTGCGTCTGACCACATAATGGGATATGGGGAAGGATTCAACTCCCCTGGCCAGTGAGGCAGCCAGACCTTCAAAGATTGCAATGGTCAGATAATTGGGATCGGTTGAAACCTGAAGGCTGATGAACTTGATCGCATCCTGAAATTCAGTGCTCGTGGCAATGGGCACCATGTCAAGGTTGCCGGCCGCGTCCTTCTTCCACGCAGGCACGCTCGCTTCGCCTGCCACCTTCCCATTCACCACCCGCTGCAGGAAGGCTTCCTGCTGATAGAATTCCGGATGTTGAGTCAGCTTGGCGAATTCCACCTTCACCTTGGGCAATTGCCAGATGCTGACTTCAGCTTCATTCCCTGCCAGTTCCCATATGGTGACAATTTCCTTCGCGTCATCCCGCGGCACCCATTCCACGTGGTAGTAGGGCGTACCCACCCTGGCCACGGCAGTGTAATCCCACCCCCTGTTGCGCAGGTCAGCCAGGAAGGCTTCAACCTGGGTGTCCAACACCTGGCTGGCTGATTCAATCCGCTGCCCAATCCGCGCGGTGAATTGATACGAATCAGGCAGCCCAAAGGGTGGGAATGTGCCCTTATGAATGGCTGGGTCCACCTGTTAGGAAGAAGGTGTTTGCTGTGAAATGCGAGTGCCAGACCAGCGTTGTGTGTTGTCACCATGGCGCCGCAGGAGCAGATCACAATAGGCTTTCTCCTGGTAACGTCTGGTTTTGCCCACTTCCACGACTGACCACTGGCCAGCCAGTGGGTTGTCATTGGGATCACTGATGGAAATCTCCTGCCCGGGTTCAATCACCACTGCGTTCCACTGGGCAGCCGCTGCAAGGGTGGGGCCCGATGGATAAAGGCGCATCCTTTGCTGCGTGAGCTTCCTGAACCAGTTCTCACCTATCACACTGCCATTCTGGTCATAGGTGGGATCTGATTCGCGGGTAATGGTGATGTCCTGTTCCAGAGGGAACAGTTGACCTGTGCCCACAGGTTCGGGCCCTGCTGGGTTCACATCCAATGAAGCTGACAGACCCCAGTGACAGCCCCAGCCTGTCTGCAATACAAGTTCAGCCATATAATTCCATTTCTCTTTTAGTTAGCTTGTGACCGTTGCCGAAAGCCTTTGATTTGAATTCCTGACGAAGTTATCCCCGTGCCGGCGGAGGGTCATATCCCAGTAGCCTTTGCTGTCATGGCGCCTGGCTTTGCCCAGTTCCAGCAGCACCCATGAACCAGCAATCTGGGGATCAGTGGTATCCACCAGGAAGATTTCAGTACCAGGCTCAAGGAACCATGCATTGGCCTGGTAGGCGGCTGTCAGGGTGCCCCCGCCCGGCACCAGCCTGACACGCAGGTAAGTTTCCTTCCTGAAGAACGTCTCACCAATCACCTGGCCATGGCCACTGACCCCGGGGCTGCCCTTGTCATAGTGGGCTTCATTCTGCCGGCCGGCGACCAGTTCTTCATCCAGAGGCAGGAGCATCCCTTGCCCGGTCGAAATGACTTCAGTGCCAATGCCCCAAACAACTCCAAAGCCTGTTGAATAAGTAAGATCCATCAGTGTGGAGGTGGCACTGTGCCTGCATTCCCCAGCAGGTTCGTATTGGCGCAGTACAAGTAGCAGTTCAGGCTGTGGTCAATATGCCTATCCTGCGGCTGCTTGACTGGTGACAAGGTGACCGAGGCAATGGCTGTGAAGCGTGGTCCTGCAAATTCGTTCAGCCTGTTCCACAGGTCACCCACTAGTAACGAATCCATCACCAGATCACTGATGGTGTGGAGTGTTTGCAGCGGCTGTGGGTTGTAGGTTGCGGGGTCAACCTGCACCCGCACAATCACCACCATGCTGCAATAGTTGTTGGTTGTTTCAGGATCTTGTTCAGCCAAGTCACAGGCCACAATGACTGCTGGCAGTTCCAGTTCCTGGTTCGATTCGCCCTTCACAATCCTGACCTCACCCACGTCCGGCATGGTGACCACCACCGGAGGTCCAGGGCTCGGGGGCCTGGTCAGCTTGCCTTTCTGGATGAAGGCTTTTGTCAGGTATTCCACTGTGACCCGTTCAAGTTCATTCGTCACCATGGTGGCTTGCCCTTCTACCTGTGCAGGCCAGTCAGCTGGAAAGCCCAGCTGGCCTGGTCTTCAGTCACCCTGGCTGCCTTAAAACGTTGACCCATCACAGTGACACCCACGCCATTCTTTGGCCGGTAGGTTCCAAACTGCGGCTTGGAAGCAACGAGGGTTGCATCAATATTTTCTTCATAGCCCCCAGGGCCAATCTCCTGAGCTTTGTCATAGGCGTTGAAGGTGCCTAGGTAGGTTTTGGGATCGCCATCAATGGTGAATGGGTCACCCCAGACGTTGGCTTCCACGTACTGTGTGGCTGCTGCTATTTGGTCATGAAAATTCATCGTGACACTAAAAGGGGCGGGGCTGAAAAGACCCCGCCCCTGCTGATATTAGGAATGACTTTTCTGCCTACTTCTTTTTCTTTGCCTCCGGTTCCTTCTCCTCTTTCTCCAAAGCTTTGATCTGGTCAGCCAGGCCAGGGATGCTCCGCATCAGATTAATAGCCCTCTGTTTCATGGCATGCTCCTGTGACCAGGCGAGGCTTTCCAAATACTCTTCATGGGTGGCCTGCCTTTCCTTCTGTGGCTCGTCTTCGTCAGCATCCTTGCTGGCAGTTTTTGCCGGCGCGTGACTGCTGCTGCTGGTTCCAAATGCCATAAAGTTCCTTCGTTAACCATTGGTTCGCAGGCAGGCAATGGGGATCCCCAAGCCCACACCTGGAGGCACAGGGGGTGACCCGAAATCAGTTCCGATGTAGGTCCAATTGGCTGCTGTGGCCAATGCTGTGTTATTAGGACCACCAGCTGCTGTCAGTGCACCACCATACCGGGTGCCATTTACGTGCAGGATGAACCTGGTACGGTCCAGAATCTGCATGTTGTTCAGGTCTTTTCTTTCATAGAATTGAAGGCTGGCCACATCAATCTGATCAGGTGCCTGAGGCTTTTCACCCCACGCAATGGCGCCTGGCCCAGCCACGTAGGTGGTGTAAACAATTCCTGATGTGGTGCCCGCCCTTCCCAGCCATGCAGATTCATAGACGGGAATTCCCTGGTACCGGCGAATGGCGAACCCTTGGGCACTTGGCGGATCCGTAGAGAATGAGTTTGCGTCAATAGTTTTCAGGGCAGCATGAATGGCTGGGTGCATCAGAATCGCACCATTCTGGAAGTCGCCTGACCTTTCACCAGCCAGGGCAATGGTCTGGTTGATCTTGGCCACATCAATGAGCGCGCTGGCAGGTGGTGACGCACCTGTTTCGCTGAACGCATCTATCTTCTGAGTCACTAAGGCTGTGCCGAACAACCCTTGCAGAATACTGATGACAGTCTTGTGGCGTTGTTTCTGCCTGCGCAAAGCCAGCTGATCAGTGATGGCACCCACCACATCCTCACCGGTTATACCCGCGGCCAGGGCAGTTACTTCCCACGCTTTTTCGCGGCTCAGAATGGGAGCCACATTCACACCACCCGTAACACCGTCCATCGTGGGAGCGGTACTCTCAACCTGGGGCGCATCATCCTGCTCGGTGATATCTTTGAAGAGCGGCAAATTGACTGCCAACCCCCCGCCAGTAGCGAGTTGATCAAAATAATCGGATTGCCTCACCGCTCCCGAAGTCAGGAAACTCGGGAAGGTTCTCGCCTTTTCATTGACCGCCTTGACCCAGATTACAGGCGTCCAAAGGGTACTTAATGTTGTCGTTGGCATATTTTAAAATGGGGTTAAGCGGATTTGCTGGCTTCCAGACATTGTTCCGTGAGTGTCTTTGGTCTTTGGATACCACCATTGACCCGGCCTGGTTCAGTGGGCAGTGGAGGGATTCCCCTGGCAGCCGCAGCAACCATCATCTTTTTGCTGGCTATGGCTTCCACCCTGGCCTGCAAGGCAGGTCCTACTTGGTCAAGCTTGTCCGGTTCCACCTTGACCCCATTCGATGTCAGGGCTGCCACGATGGTGGCCAGATTGCTTTCAGCCGTTGTGCGCAGGGCTACTTCAGCCTGTTTGCCCGTGGTGATGGCCGCTTCAATGACCCGCGAAAGCCCATCATCATCCGGGGCGGCCACCAGGGCATCAACCCCCGCGGCGTCAACCCCGGCCTTTGCCAGCACCCGCAGCAGCTTTGTTTCGCGCTCACTAGGGCCACTGGGAGCAGGCTTAAAGGAAGCCAGAAAGTCAGAAAGTGTGCTCATGCTATTAGTGAAGTGTGGGGGTAAACCCCAGGATTGAATCACGTCTTGGGGCACTCGTTTGAACTTGGAAAAGGCTGAGGCCTCAAACCTGGCAGAATTCTGAATCACCATGGAAGGAACTACAGCATCAGCAAAGCCTGCTGCCACTGCCTGTTCACCAGTCCACCAGGTCTCAGCAGCCATCAATGCCCTGACTTCATCCTGGCCCCGGCCACTTCGCTTTGCGTAGGTGTCAACAATTCCAGACTTAATGGCCGCCAGTCCTTCTGCTGCCGAGCGCAGGGTTGCTTCATTGCCACCAAACACCTCAACCACTGGTTCATGGATCATCAGCCAGCCGTTGGTGACTATTTCTCGTGGGTTTCCAGCCTGGGCAATAATGCTGGCTGCACTGGCAGCAATCCCCATGACCCTGGTGGTGGTGTTCTTCCTGGCTGCCAGCAAATTGTAAATGGCTGTGGCATCAATCGGGTCACCCCCATTGCTGTTGATGTTCACCACCAGGGGCTTGCCAGCTTCTATGGCGGTCAGTTCATGCCTGAACTGGTCAGCCGTGGTGCCCCACCACGCAATATCCCCAAATATGAACAGTTCAGCAGTGCTGCCCTGGTTCAGAAACTTGTAGCCCACATAAGGGGGCTGCTGGGGTAAACCATAGGGGGGCTACCTACCGAAAACTGGGTCTGGGTGTGGGCTATGCCATCGCTTCAGGTTCCGGTCACCACAAGCTGGATATCGTTACTCAGCTTCCCGTCCGCGTTGCAGGTATAAACGCCCGCATCAGTTCCCTGTGCGAATGTGATCGTAAACTCCGATCCGGCGCCTGACCGTACCTCGGCGCCGTCCCTAAACAGCCTCGCCAGCGTTGCGGGCTCATCAATAAAAAAACGCACCTGCAACCCATACGCCACCGTGCAAACACCCGACACAGCAGCCGGGTCAGTGTGCAAGGTAATCTCAGGCGCTGTTACCGCTGCTGCATTCTCCCAGATGCCCACCTGCACTTCATGATCATTGTCAGTTGCCGAGACGATTGAACGGATTCCAATTACATAGGCAAAACCAAGGAATTGATAAGTGCCTAAATAGTCCTTCGCACCCGGTTGAACTTGGTCGCCTACTACATACGGGCAGGTCTGATCTTTGAACTGCATCCTGAAAACGTGATAAGGAGGCCCGACAGGGGCTGCCCTGGTGGCAGCTTCAGGTTTTGGTGTCACTTTACGGGTTCTTTTTTTCATCTGGGGGTGGGGGTTGAAATGGAGTTTTAGGCTTTGCCCTGTCTTTGCTCATGATACGAAGCACAAACCACAGAGCCGCCGCGAAAGACACCACCACCAGGGCCAGCAACAGTATGTTCAGATCCATCCATCCAGGCATGTTCATGGCGGACTCCAGTTGAGAAGGCCTCCACCGGGACGAATGCCCCCTCTGCGCAGACAGAGCGCCATGCCAAGGCAGGTGGAAGCCAAAGTGTTCATTCGCCTCTCTCTCTTCGGAATTTCAGGCCAGGCGATTCGTCAACGGTCCTGTACACGACGTCAACGAAAGCGCGATTCGTCCGATAGCTGCGGACATCCTTCCAGACGTTCGACCCGAGTTGCTGTCGATACCACCGGGACAGTTCTAGCTCGTATCGGGCGATCGCGAGCGTGTCATCGCAATGATTTGTCGGAGGTTGCGGTGGGTTGATAACCTTGCGCTGCATCGACACCGACACAGCCTGCGGAGCCTCAACCGTCACACTGAGTACCAGAGCGGGCGACGTCGGTTGACTGTTAGTTTGTACCACCTTCACAATCACATTCGTCGTGGCGTCGATTATGACCCTCACCTCGTTGGTGGCGGCCAGCAACGAGCCGATAACCACAAACAGCAACAGCAAACCCGCTTTCATAAAGCAAACGCCGCCGCAACCAACCATCAAGCGTGCGGCCCGGTTTCAATTTAACGAGGGAGCTCCTATGAGATAGGACCCCGGATGGTTCACCGTCTCCCGTACCCGGATGCCACACAGCACCAGGCCGGGAAATTTTAAAAATGGTTGTCTGGGTATTGCCTCTTCATCACGGAGCCTTTGGCTGGACATTGAGCGGATTCACGTCGAATTGCTTTGCCGCGCCTACGACTGGGAGTCGCTTACCGGCACCCGTCTGCACGAGCCCGATCGAGAAAATCGTCGTATGATTCGTGCGCTCCTGGACATACGTCACACCGATCGCATGGAATCCACCGAGGCTCGTCTCCTTCTCATGGCCGGTCCTCTTGATCACGCATCCAGAAAGAACCAAGAGGCCGGCAATGAGTGCCAATCTCGCTTTCATATTGGATCAATGACGATGTACTGCGGATCCGAGCAACCCGTATCGAGGCCGCGGCAGATCGCGCCGAGACAGCCCTTGTCATGAAAGCTCTTGAGATACTTGTTCAACGTCTCCTTGCTGTTCACCTGGTACATCTGCGGAACCAGAACCTCCGGCGGCTGTTTCGGCAGATTGACCACGTTGTAACTCCGCTGAGATGCATTCCGATCGGCCTGCCCCGTATCGTTGATCTGGAATAAAGCCGCCTGGAGCGGAAAATCAGTGCCGGCAAGATTGTTGAGGAGGTATTTGATGGCGAACTCCGGCGCCAGCATGTCGTACCGGAACGTCTCGCCCATCAGGATGTAGGGGCTATCCACTGTGTAATATGGCCAGGTCGGTGGATAATCCAGCCAATGAAGCATCCCGGTCGCAGGATCGTACAACGCCTGAAACCCGCCGCGGAATGGCGCCATCAAAAGCGGCCATGTTGGTTCTTCCGGCAACGCGACTCGCTTCGGGAATGGCACTGGTGGATCCGGCCATTCGATAATAACCTCGCGAAGAATCTTCCGCCGGATCTGTTTTTCGGACGAAGACGGATCAACTGGATAAGGAGGGGCTTCGGTTTCACTCATAGTAGCGAGGATTTAGAGTTGAGAGCTGGCAAGGCCTAGGAGGACCTTGATGAGGACGATCACCGCGGCAACTGCCACGATGACCTTGGCCACCTTCTGGAACGGCTCCGGCACTCCCACATAGGAGATGAGCCATCATAGCAACCAGAAGATCAGGCCGACACATACGAGCCAGATCACCGCATTGATGATCGGCTCCGGATTCGGATTCGCTGCCGCCAGGATGAGAGCAGTTTTCATTTTGGGATTCCGTGATTTGGGAATGGAGTAATCTCAGGGATCCAGCTTGGGAATCGGCGCGCGGCGGTCGTGGCAACCGGAGTTGGAACTTTCCAGGCAGGTGATTCAGCAGGGAGTTCACCCGTTTGAATCACATACAAAAGGATTTCCATGTCCACGAAGGGACCTGGCCCGGCACCCATTGCGTTGTTGGCGTATTTGAGATCCGTCGCCAAACCGATCCCGCTCGCCATGATGCCCATCAGGACCCATTCATTGGTCCCCTTGCCGCAGTTCATGAGAATTGGACTCCCGCTGTCGCCAGCAACTGCCCAAGCGGATTCGTCAGTATTTACTGAACTCGCCGCGGTCGCGCGGCATTGGCGGTTGGAATTGATGATCCATTGCTGGTTAACCGGGTCCCACGACTGCCCAATCTCTTCCAGCCATGGCGTATAATATTTCTCGGTCGGAATAGTCCAACGCTGGCGATATGTGGCCGGGTCCCCGTAATAGTAGCCGGAGCCGTCAGGAAGTGGCGCCCCCTTCCCCAGGCCAAACCCAATGCACAGATATTGATTCGTTTCAGTAAACGGCTCGCCCATGTACAGCTGCCAGACAACAGGCAGGGGCTTATCCAGCATGCTGTAAACGCAATCATACTGGTTGGTTGTCGTGAAAACATTGGTCACCGTTGCGGTCACGCCAAGCTGGGTCGTTTGTTTGCCGACATACATGTTGACGTGCTGCGGCGAGATCAAAAGGCGAGGACCAATCGGGATCTGGTAAGTGCCATCAGAGGCTGAAATCGCGATCTTATCCCACCAGTAGCCAGCTGTGCCAGGAGGCGCGGTCGTATTGTGATTGTTGTCGTGCGCTGGATTCCGAAAGGCCCAGCCAATGGATGCAAAGCAAAGGATGATGAGAAGAAATCTCATTCAGGCAATGGCCCAGGTTTGGGGAATGGCGGTTTGAGGTCCGGCAACGTCAATTCCAAAAGGGCGGGAGTTCCAATGGCGGTTCCTGCTTTGAGAATCTTATGGCTTGTCGTGGGAACGCTCAGCAGATCCGCAGTGGTGGAACCGCCGCCTTCCGCCAGATCCATGCGCCAACCCTGGGAGGTGATCCCGCCCATCGGCCCGAAGTGGAATGAGGGATATCCGGTTGAACGGTAAACTCCCATTTCAACAACATTGTTCGTGAGCCCGATCAATGGTCCGGATCCCTGATAATAGTCAGATGCGACGGTGATCGGTGGCTTGTGAATATTTCCGCTGAACGTCCAAAAATTCCACGCATACCGAGACCCATCAATCGATGCCAACCATTCAAAATGGGTTTTGACCGCATTCGTCCCGAACCGTGGATATCCAGGCTGAGTGTTGTCTCCTCCAAGGATGCAATTGGCGAAAGTAATGCGAGAGGCATTCATTCCCGCGGTGGTGCCTTCGACACCTACGGTTGATTGGGTGCCCGCGGCGGATGCTACGATGTTCGTATCCTGGTTAGTGGAGCAATTCGCGTTGCGGAAAACCGAGTTGGCAAAAATGATATTGTTTAGCCCGTACCCATTCAGGCTCATGTTCACGCATTGCCGCTTGTGCCCCTCCACCATGAGATTGATAAAGCGGCAATCAATCGACCCCTCGATTGCAATCCCATTTACACCGCCATCCGAGATGTACGTATCTCGCACACTCATCCCATGGCACTGGTAAATCCAAAGGCAGTTGTCCCAGCACCTGGTGATCGAACAATCCTCCACCGTTAGCCCATAGGTGAAATCGAATCGCATCCCGCGGCGGACATCGTACACCCGGCAATTTCTCACCTGGCTCCCTGCTGCGTTGGTTCCACTGATCCGCAACCCGTGCCCGTAGGAATTCTGGAACCTGCATCCCTCGATATATACGGGCCCACCGTTATTATTGTAGTAGAGCGTTGCAGTGTTGTTGTTGTCGTTTGGCTTGTTCCCATCGAGGACAACATCAAACAGGTTCAAGGAGGCACTATTGGTGACATTGAAGAGGTGCTCAGTACTGCTCCCTGCAAACCGCTTGAAGACAGCGCAATTCTGAAAATAAATGCCGGGGCTGGATTCAATTACCGTACTGTGCCCGAGCTTAACCGTGCCCTTGATATTAATGATGGCATTTGGAGCGGTTGAATATGGTCGGATCATGTACACCCCCACGCTTAGGATCCCAATTCTCTGGTTGATATCCTTCATCCAGTCCACAAATGGAGGAGTATCATCGGTAATCCCGTCTCCCTTGGCTCCGTATTGCCGCAATGAAATTCCTTCCCACGGCATCAGGAGGCTCCACATGAAATTGGTGTTATAGGTGGACTGGAAGTTGCCGTAGTTGGTCTGTCCCGCCAGGTACGGTCGCGAGTAGTAAAGTCCCCCGCCCAAGTCCCCAACGTTATAGTAACCGAGAGTCTGGACATACTGCCCGGCGGTATTCGGCCCGACCGGGCTCGCGATCATCTGCAGGACATTGGAAACCGCGATAACATTCCCCGATGGATTGACCATCTCAAGTTGGCCATTCGTTGAAACGAGACGCGCATAGGCTCCGATATGTGCAGTTTTCGCGAGGACATTCGAGGACTGGTAAAACATGACATTCCCCGGAGCCAGGACGGTGCTGACCGCGTTGAGAGTCAATGATCCTCCACTCCCGACCGATGCACTGCCCACTCCGTACAAGCTGGCTCCGGCAGAGGAATAGAGACTCAAATTGTTATCGGAATTCAGGAACACAGCATTCGTCCCCTTGATCGTGACCGTGTCCGCAAAAACATTGTTCGTCCTGGCCGTTACTGAATGTGTCAGGTAAGCCAAAGTCGAAAAGTTCGTGACCGTGTTGTTTATCTTGAATCCCTGCCAGGTGAGAGTCCATTGCCCGAGATCCACCGCGCGATCGGAGGCAAGAATGCCGTTCGCGTTGTACAAATTGGTCACCGGATAGAAATCAGCAGTCCC